GATCCATAATCTACACGCTGCGTATAAAAGAATGTATCAAGCCTTGGAAGTGCAGAACATTGATGAAATTCTGCCACCGAAGCCACAGCCAAAACCCACAGGTCCAAGTATCGAGAACGCGAAAGCGTTGCAGGGTGAAATCATAAATGCGTTTCAAGAACAAAACCATGATGCACACATCATGGCGCATGTGACATTTATGAAGCTACCAATAGTGCAGACGACTCCAAACATTTATGCTATATTCATGGCTCACCTTCAGGATCACATATCCATGAAGGCGCGGCTTCAGGTTATGCAACAAGTACAGGCTCAACAGGCTGAAGCACAACAGGCCGCGCTGGCTGCTCAGATGGGAGCAATCGACCCAATGGTTGCTCAACAGGCTATGCAACAGGCTCAGATGGTAACGCCGGAACAGATAGAGTCCGAAGTGGCTTTGTTGGAGGCACAGTTTACTGAGGAACTAACTCAGATGCTGGCACCCGCACAAGGTCAACAGGATCCATTAGTTCAAATACGGCAACAAGAACTTGCCATTAAGGCCGCAGAGGCAGAACGCCGTGCACAACAGGATTCAGCGGAACTTGACCTAGAACGTCAGAAGCTCCAGCAAAAGGCCATGACTGACGCAGCGCGTATCGAACTCCAAGAGGAGATCGCAGAGGACAGAGCAGACGTTAACAGAGAGCGCATTCAGACCCAGCGAGAAATGGCGATGAATCGTGGCTAGGGAGATTTTAAAATTCTGGCGGAACTCGCGGCTGCAAATGCGGCTTTTACAATTATTAAGAAGGCTGTTCAAAACACAGGTGACATAGCCAAAGCAGGAAAAGCTATATCAGATTTTGTTATAGCGAAGGAAGAGTTACAACGTAAAGGCAACAAAAAGAAAAAGACTGGAGTTAGGTCTTCTGATTTGGAAGAGTTTATGGCTCTGGAAAGCATCCGGCAGAAAGAACAACAGTTAAAACAAATTATGATATACACAGGCAGGCCTGGGCTTTGGCATGATTGGCAAAAGTTTCAGGCAGATGCTAGAAAAGAAAGAAGGGTAAGAGAGGAACTTGCAAAACGCAGAAGAGCTGAAATACTAGATGCTATTGGAATAGGGGCGGTGGTGTTGTTGATATCAGCTATGGTTGCAGGTTTAGTTGCTTGGATTGCGTGGTTGAAGGGGATGTTTGATTAATGAGTGCAGAAGACGTAGCAAGAAAGCTATTAGAACTTAAAATACTGCCCAGATTCATGATGCTGTGTATGACAGGTGTGTACATACGCTGCATTGAATGGGCACTTTCACAGCCGGATTTAACAACTCAGCAGGCTTCGCTAATATCAGTCGTCACGGGTGCCATGACAGGCAGTCTGGCAGTCTGGTTAAATTCTGAGAAGGGCTAATGCCTAGAGTTAATGAAAATACAGAGGTAGCACTTCCTCTTCGTAATATTATTAGCATGGTTGTGGCAGCTAGTTTGGCAACCTTTGCCTATTTTTCGATTATCGAAAGATTGAATACAATCGAGACTAACATCACAATGATGAACTCCGACCTCGAACAGAACACGGAGTTTAGAATTAAGTGGCCTCGTGGGGAGATGGGCAGCTTACCCGCAGATTCTGAGCAATTCATGCTGATTGAGCACCTAGCCACTGAGTTAGAAAAACTACAAAATGAAATTGAGGGCGGCAAAGCTCCGTATGATCAGCAGCAGAAATTGACATTAGAGTTCTACGAAAAGCGAATTGGAAACCTTGAGAAAAATTTAGAAAAGATGCGGAACGGTGGTTGAGTTAACTTTTGTTTTATTGCTGGTTATGGGCGGGGAGAAAGTAGAATACACCCCGTACAAGTCACTTGGTGAGTGCCTTTCTGTGCGCCGCAAAATAAAACGTAATGTAGGCCACACCAACAATTTTGACCAAAAGTGGTCTTGTAAGGAATTAAAAGTTATGGTGTTAAATGGAGAAATCTTAGATTTCATTGAGGAGTAAACTATGTTTCAGGCTCTTATTGGCCCTATCGCATCATTGGCAGGCTCATTTGTTGAGGGGCAGGTATCCAAGCAAAAGGCGAAAGCAACTCTTGCACAAACTGAGGCAGAAGCGAAAGCTGAAATAATGAAGACCGCAGCTACCCACGACAGTAAGTGGGAGTTGATTATGGCGGAGTCTACAAAATCCTCAATTAAAGATGAAATAGTCACGGTGATTATACTGATTCCCGTAATTCTAGTTTTTATTCCGGGCATGGAACAAGTGGTGAAGAATGGCTTTGACCGTTTGAACGAGTTGCCTGACTGGTATCAATACTTGGTTTTTCTTGTATGCTCTGCGGCACTAGGAATCAAGGGATTGGACAAGTTCCGTAAGAAGTAGTAATCTATGGCAAAGGAGACTGTCATGCCAAAGAACAAATATACTGAAAAGCAAATGAAAATTGCTCGTGTAGCAGAACCGCGTGATGAAATCACAGGTGCGGATTTTGAGAAGCTCAACAACAGTAAAGCTATGGGCGGCATGATAAAGTACGCTGAAGGTGGTGATACACGCCGCGAGATGCTAATGCAGCTACGCGAAGACGCTCTAGAAAAAGATGACGATGATGCAATTAAAGAAATTGATGCAGAATTGTTTCAGATGGGCGATGATGGCGACACAAAGAAGTTTGGTCATGGTGGCAGAGTAAAAGGTTTTAGCCACGGCATGTCCGTGTCTGGCAATCCATCCAAAGGTCGTGGTTGTGGTATAGCTGTATCGGGCAAGAGTTTTAGCGGAACCTACTGATGACGATTAACATCTCCATAAACATTTTGCCTGATGGGGCGATACCTGTAGATGTAATGGGCGGCGAAAACAACAACTGCCCATTAGCTACGCAGGATGAAGAACTTAACGCTGAAAATCGTCAGATAGCGGTTGAAGAAGCGGACTATCGCGAAGCACTTCGCGCAGAATATGTATGTGGAAACTGTTCCGCGTACAACCAAACCGATGAAATTAAGAAATGCATCGGTGACGATACAGGCAACACTGGATATTGTCAGATTTGGAAGTTTGTGTGCGAGAGCAAGAACGTGTGTGATAATTGGGCAGAAGGCGGTCCTATCACCAGTGAAAAACAACCTTCCTACAAAGACAATATGTAATGGATGTTGCAGACTTTTCAAAACATGTTTATAACTTACTAGCAAGACGCGAAGAGCAAATCGCGGAGATGCTAACATCTGGTGGTGTTCAAAACTTTGAGCAGTACCAGCGGCTTGTAGGCGAGGTACAGGGTCTTGTCTACGCTAAAGAAGAGATTAAATCCCTGCTGGAGAAACACATAGACGATGCCGAAGACTTTATACGTTCCTGACCACATCGCGCAGGCAAAAGATAAACCCTCAGTTGAAACCGCTTATGTTGAGCAGACAGACAGGGTTCTTGACCCAAGTCTAATCGACAAATCTTTGACAGAACGTTTGCCGCAGCCAACAGGTTGGCGGCTTCTTGTTATGCCTTACGCAGGTAAGGCTAAGACAGACGGCGGTATTTACATCCCAGATCAAGCACGAGAGCGGGAAGCATTAGCTACCGTTGTTGCGTATGTTCTGAAACTAGGTCCATTGGCTTACCAAGATCCGAATAAATTTGGAGACAATCCAGAGCCGTGGTGCGAAGAAGGCCAGTGGGTCTGCATAGGCAGATATGCTGGGTCTAGATTCAAAATTGATGGCGGTGAAGTTCGCATTATTAATGATGATGAAGTTATCGCAACAATTCTTGAACCTGATGATGTAAAACATGTCTGAGGAGTTAAAAATGGCAGAGGCCGAAACGCAAGTTCAGGAGGACGAAAATGTTGAAGTTACTCTTGAACAGTCTAGTGAACCTAATGAAAAGAATACTGAAGAAGTTACTGTTTCGTCTGAAGATACGAGCAGCGATAGTCCAGCTTCATCTGATGACGAGTTGGACAACTACAGTAAGGGTGTTCAAAAACGTATTAAAAAGCTAACCGAAAAAGTTCGCTTTGCAGAACGAGACAAAGAAGAAGCGACTCGTCTTGCTAAGACCATTAAGGAAGAAAACGAAGAACTAAAGTCTCGCCTGACAAGTTTAGATACTGGATATTTAAACGAATATGGCACTCGACTTGAAAGTCAGCTTTCACAGGCTAAAGCCGCATATCGAGATGCTCATGAACGTGGCGATGTTGATTCTATGTTTGACGCGCAACAGGCATTGTCTAAAATCTCTATAGAACAGGAGAGATACAGACTTGCAAAACAACGACAAGAACAACAACCCTCCGCGCCAGCCGCAGAAACAACACATAATCAGGTTCAACCCAGTGCTGCACCGCAGGCGACAGCTCCAGATCCAAAGGCGGAAAAGTGGGCGGAAAAAAATGAATGGTTTGGTGATGACGAGATTATGACGCAGGCCGCGTTTGTCATTCACAACAATCTTCGCTCCGAAGGGTTTGACGGAACCGAAGATGAGTATTATACTCAACTTGATACTCGTCTAAAGGAACGCTTTCCTAAAGAGCTTGGATCAAAAGAAAACGAGGGAAGTCCGAGGGTCGCCTCCGCTTCAACTTCCGCATCTCGCAGTACAAAACAGGGGCGCAGGACCGTCAAGTTGTCACCGTCACAGGTGGCTATTGCTAAAAAACTTGGTGTTCCTTTAGAAGAATACGCTAAGTATGTAAAGGACTAGACCATGAATGACGCAAGAAAACCTCGGTCAACACAAACACGCGAAAAATCTTCGCGCCGCAAGCCTTGGGCACCGCCCAGCCGCTTAGATGCTCCTGAAGCACCTCCTGGATATCAGCATCGCTGGATCAGGACTGCACTCAGAGGTGAAGAAGACAAAATTAACGTTCATTCACGACTTCGTGAGGGATGGGAACCAGTCAGAGCCGATGAGTACCCCGGATCCGAGTTTGCTTCTATTGATGATGGTAAGCATGAGGGAGTTATTGGAAACGGTGGGTTAATGTTAGCCCGAATACCTGAAGAGACAGCGCAGGAAAGAACCGAATATTACCGGGGACGGACCCGCGAACAAATGACAGCTGTAGATCAGGACCTTATGAAGGAACAACATCCTTCTATGCCTATCACTAATGAAAGGCAAAGTCGTGTAACCTTCGGAGGCCGCACTCGCGACTCCGATTAATTAGAGAGGTATTGCTATCATGGCAAATTCCAACGGTGCTTTCGGACTTCGTCCGATTGGTGTAGTCGGTCAGGCTGCAAACACCACTGGTGCGACCGAATATCGTATCGCCTCTGGAAACACAAACGCGATTTACCAAGGATCCCCTGTTATCCCACTGTCAACTGGTTTTATTGACATTGTTGGCGCGGCTGCTGGTGGATCTGTAGGTCTTGTTGGTGTGTTCTGGGGTTGCGAATACGTTTCGTCCACCACTGGTGAGAAAATTTTCTCAAACTACTGGCCTGGCTCAGGCGCGGATTCTAATCATCCCGTCAAAGCCTTCGTGTATGACAATCCAATGCAAACATTCGTTATCGCATCAGACGCTTCATTGACAAATGAAAGCACTGCACGCGGTCATGTGTTTGCTAACGCAAACTTTGCAGCGGGTGCTGATGGTTCAACAACCACAGGTATTTCTTCTGCTAAGTTGGGTGTCAGCACTATCGCAACTACCAACACGTTACATCTGCGTATTATGGGTATTCAAGACGACCCTGAAAATGCAGACTTTACCGCTGCTGGTATTGGTTTAATTGTTCGATTGAATAACAGCTTCAACTCACCAAACGGTGCGATTGCGGCTGGTACTCCATCGACTACTGGCGTATAAGGAGACTGAGTAATGGCTATTTCACGCGCACAACTCGCGAAAGAGCTTGAGCCTGGTCTTAACGCTCTTTTTGGCATGGAGTACAATAGGTACGAAAACCAACATGCCGAAATTTTCACCACTGAGTCCTCAGATCGTGCATTTGAGGAAGAGGTAATGCTTTCAGGCTTTGGAGCCGCTCCGACTAAGTCGGAAGGTTCTGCCGTCAGTTTTGACGATGCCAACGAAGCATTCACCGCTCGGTACAACCATGAAACCATTGCACTGGCATTCTCAATCACTGAGGAAGCAGTCGAAGATAACCTGTATGACCGCTTGTCATCTCGTTATACTCGTGCTCTTGCCCGTTCAATGGCTCACACAAAGCAGGTTAAAGCTGCATCTATCTTGAACAATGCATTTACCGCTGGCGCGTCAGCTGGTGGTGACGGTGTTGCTCTGTGTGATGCATCACACCCGCTTACAAACGGCAACACGTTTGCAAACGAACCCGGAACAGCTGCTGATCTGAACGAAACTTCTTTGGAAGACGCTTTGATCAACATCGCAGGTTTTGTTGACGAGCGTGGCCTGAAAGTTGCACTGCGTGGCACAAAGCTGATCATTCCGCGTCAGCTTCAGTTCATTGCAGAGCGTCTGATGGTGTCTAACCTTCGTGTTGGAACTGCTGACAACGATGTAAACGCACTTCGGTCAATGGGAATGTTGCCGGACGGCTACGCTGTCAACGACTTCTTGACAGACCCAGATGCGTTCTTCATCATGACAGATGCACCTCGTGGCTTCTTGCACTTTGAGCGTGTTCCTCTGTCAACTCAGATGGAAGCAGACTTCGACACAGGCAACATGCGGTTCAAGGCTCGTGAGCGTTACAGCTTCGGCTTTTCTGACCCACGTTGCGTGTTCGGTTCACCCGGCGCATAAACAGTTTCCTCCCTGGAGACTTAAAGGGCGGCTTTTCAGTCGCCCTTTTTTGTTGTATAGTTACTTATCCCTGACAGTCGCATGGTGCGGCTGACACTAGCCGAGACAGGAGATTAAATTGGCTAATACAACATTTAACGGTCCCGTCCGTTCAGAAAACGGGTTCAAGACAATCATCAAGAACTCCACAACTGGTGCTCTCACCAACGAAATGACTTTGTCTACCTACAGCACTTCAATCACAATCGCTGCATCTGGTACAGATCATAAAGAATCATCTATTGGTATCCCGTCTAACTTTATTCCTATGGGCGTTGCCATCACAGTAACAAGTGCTGCGGCTAACAACGTGAACTTGGTTGATATTGGCACAGACGCTGACACAGATGGTTTCGTAGACGGCATCGCTGTTGCTATTAACTCAACAGGGTTCAAAGGTTTCTTCCCTTGTAACGGTGTACTGGGCATGTCTGGTGGAACAACTACCGCTGCTACAGAGACTGCTGACGAAGTTGAAGTTGTGATTTCCGGCACAGCAGG